GGGAGCGTCATGACCGTAACTTACGCCGTATATCAACCCTTGAGACTGACCTGAAGCTGATTAAAAACGCCCTAAGCATCCTCCTTGCGATGTCTGAGGCCAGTACCGCTGTCGGAAATGAGCGATTCAGAACCGAGATAGACCGGCTGATTGCGAAAATGGAGACCCACAGCGATGACGAACAGCGCTAAATATAATCACAAACGTAGCCTGATAGTTGGCTGCGTTCTCACCATGATGACACTCATCTGCATTGCAATGACCTGCCTGTTTGTTTACGTGACAAATGATGCAAACCGCCAGATTGAAAACATCCGCAATGATTACCGCAAGGTTGCCGAGCGACGCGATGCAAAGGTGGCCAGCCTTGCTAATCAGGTGGCATCCCTTCAGCAGCAGATGAGTTCATTACCAGATCGCACAGCCAACAAGACTGCCGCACAGGTCAAGCAGGTAGTGAAGGAGGATGAGGGCAAATGACGAAAGACGAAATCTTTAGCGCCATCCTCGGCAAAGAAGGGGGTTACGTTAATAACCCGGCAGACAAAGGCGGACCAACCAACTGGGGTATCACTCAGGCGGTCGCAAGAGCACACGGTTATACCGGTGACATGAAAGACCTCACCCAATCTCAGGCTCTGAATATTCTTGAATCAGATTACTGGGTCGGTCCGCGATTCGACCAGGTCTCTCAGGTCAATAATGCGATCGCTGTAGAGCTAACCGACACCGGCGTAAACATGGGGCCATCGGTTGCCGCAAAGTTTCTTCAGCGTTCCCTGAACGTGTTTAACAATCAGGGCAAGCTTTACGCTGACATCGTGGCAGACGGTCAGATTGGCCCGCGCACTATCACCGCACTGCGATCATTCCTTTCCGCACGTAGTCGCGATGGCGAGAAGGTGATGCTTAAAGCGCTGAACAGCCTGCAGGGCGCACGGTACATTGAGCTGGCAGAATCCAGAGCAGCTAACGAGACATTCGCCTACGGATGGTTTGAGAGGGTGGAAATCTGATGGACGCCTTAAGCATGCTGCGCGGTTCAAGTGGCAACATCTCGCTAAGCCGTACTCAGGCCATTCTCGGCTTCCTGGTGTGTAGCGGCATCCTCATCTGGCAGGCCTATAAAGGCGAGTTGAGCGAAGCAATCTTTATCGCTTATTTCGGCTTCTCAACAGCCGGATACATCGGTGCGAAGAAAATCGCATCCGACAAAGACCTGAGCGAACAGAAGCTGGATGCAGGCATCGATCCCGGAGCTAAGCCATGACCATTGAATTCATCCTCGGCATTATCGGCGTCATTGTTGCTGCCGTGATGACGGCATTCGGCATTGGTCACTCTAAAGGCAAGGCGAAAGCAGAGGCCTCTGCCACTGAGCGAGAAACCAAAGCGGCTATTGAGTCCCAGCAAGCAGTATCTAAGCGCCAGCAAGAAACCATCAAAGGAGCTGCAGATGTACAGGAAACTGTTTCCCGCATGCCTGGCAGCGCTGTTGACGACGAGCTGCTCCGTGACTGGACCCGCAAGGACTGAGGTAATCGATACGGCGTGCCTGTGGTCGAATCCCATCATCCTTACCAGAGCTGATGTCCTGGCTCTGGATGATGCAACCAAGCAGGCCATTCTGGTTCACAACAAAACGTGGAAGGCCAACTGCGGAACGGTGACCCAATGAGTGGTTACTCAATCTACAACATCCTCTCTGGTGCCTGCATAGGCGCATTGGTAATGACGTGGATAGGCTTCTGGATTCACCAGCGTCAGGAGAAGCGGCACCGCAAAGAATTAAGCAGGATGCAGCAGCAGATCATCACCGAAGTAAAGAACAGCCTCAGAAAGTGACCATCACTTAGCTCATATCCGTGGGCTAATTAATGGTTAAAGGAGACTGTCATGGCATCTAAAGACCTCACCCTTACATCAGATTGGCAGCAAATAACTGACGGCACACAGGATATGCAGCTGCAGGTGCTAGGCGGAACCATCTGGTTAAGAGACTCCCCCAAGAAACCTGCAGTGAATGCGAAGGGCCACATCGTATCGACCATGGAGTGGATTGGCATTACCGCACCCCAGCAGATGTGGGCCAGATCGCAGGGCAGTAATGCATCAATAATTGTGACGTGAGGTGAATTATGGCTCTATTCCCACAAAGAGGATTCACCCCAGTCAAAATAGTCATGACCGACCAGGTGAAGGCGACCAACCTTGAAATTGGCAAGGTTGTAACCAATGCACCCGATCAGCCCGCTGGCGCATCCATTACCGGCGACGCACCAAAGCAGTTTCTTAACCTGGCGATCCCAAAGGGGCTGCCTGCAGATAGTCTTCCGCCGCCACAAATGAGGACGGGAACGGTAACTACTATTCCAGCTGGTAGTCAGCCAACTGTCGAGATGACCGGCACTTATCCGGACTTCGTGGTTAATTTTGCCTTCCCGGCACCCTTAAACGGAAAAGATGCTGAGCAATACAAGCTGAGCATCGGAGAGATAACAGCATTGCCTGCTGGAACCCAGCCTACCGCAAGCATAACTGGCGACCATCCAAACCAGTTGCTTAACGTAGGCCTTCCAATACCCAAGAATGGTGACGATGGACGCAATGCAACTCTGAAGGTTGGGACGGTCACCACGCTTCCTTATGGGAATCCCGCCACGGTGGAGATTGCCGGAACAGGCCCCGAGCAAGTAGCAAACTTCTCTATTCCTGCAGGAAAGGATGCATCAGACCCCATTCCTACATCATTCACTGTAGGCAGCGTCATACAGCTCGCGTCTAACAAAGCGCCAACGGTTGAGATTACCGGGGCAGCGCCGAAGCAGACGATTAACTTTGGGATACCAGCAGGCGCAAGTGCAACTCCAGCCAATTTCGAAACACTGGTATCGAAGGTGGTTGCGGCAGGTACTCCAGTGAGTGTCACCTTTGCCAAGAAATACAGCGTGCCGCCGGTCGTTTTACCGAATCCGATATGGAACGGAGATCAGCTGGTTATGGGGCAGGCATCAGACATCACAGTCACTGGATGCAAGGTCATCGTTAAGCAATCTGTCGGAACTCTCCTCCTGAACGGCAGCCCATTTAATAACGCACCTAAAGACGCCTCCTTCAGCATGTTCGTAATCGGCAACTAAGAGGAAATAACCATGTCGCTTAAGCGCAACCAACTGCCTCGCTACCAGGGTAAAGACAACCAGGTGCTGGCACTCAAAATCAAAGAAGTGCGTCAGGATGTAGATGGCGCTGGTTACATTGTGCCTGAAGATGATTTTTACCCTGAGTTTCAGGTGTCAGGTGAGTACATGAGTAAGTATCAGCCCAAAGCGGGCGGCTACTACGTCGAGCTGATTGATGGCGATCCGATTTACATGGATGCCAAAGACTTCTCCAAGCAATACACACTGATGAAGTAACTAGGGGAAAACATGAAACGCCAATGGCCTACCTACAGCGACACGGACAACAACTTTGTTTATGCGCTACCCATTAAGTCAATCAGGCAGACAGTAGACGGTTACGCCTACGCCAGCTTTGATGGTGACTTTGATGAGCAATACCTCTCACCGCAATTCATGGGCATCTTCCGGCCAGTAGTAGGCGGATACCTGTTTACCAGCGCATCAGGTGAACTGCTCTACATGAGCAAGGCCAAGTTTGAAGCGCAGTACAGTGCAGCCGGAGCTGCCGCAACATGGGCGAGCATCACCGGCAAGCCAGCGACATTTGCACCGACCATCGGCACGACTGCTACAACAGCGATGGCGGGCAATAAGACGCCAACGTCAGCAGAGCGTGGTGGTGTACTGCAACAGGCAGCAGAGGCAGCTATCCCGGCTCAGGCGGTTGCAGACATTGCCGCAGCACAGACCTCAATCAACACCATCGTGACAAAGGTCAACAGCATCCTCACCAAGCTGAAGGCCGGTGGCGAACTCGCGTAGTCATTACAGAGCATCTCAAGGGGTGCTCGATAATGATAACAGGAGACTAAAAATGTCCGACTTGAACATGCAAACATCGCTGACCGACCAACAGAGACTCCGCTTAGAGCTCCTGTCACTGGTGCAGTACGACACTGCCGCCGCTCAGGATGCCATCGCAGAGATTAAAGACGATCAGCTGAAGTTCGAACTATTCAAGCGCCAGTACGCACTCGCACAGGGTGAACCTACTGCCGTATCCCGCACAACCAAAGCTATCCGGGGCATGAAAGAAGCTCTGGAGCTGTTTCAGTAAGAGAGAAACATATGGCAGCACCAAAGGGTAACCGATTCTGGGAGGCCCGCAGCAGTCACGGGCGTAGTCCTAAGTTTGAGTCACCCGAGCAACTATGGGCTGCCTGTTGCGAATACTTCCAGTGGGTAGAAGAGCATCCACTGTGGGAGATGAAAGCATTTGCCTACCAGGGTGAAGTGACACAAACGCCTATTGCGAAGATGCGGGCTATGACGCTCACCGGCTTAACTCTGTTTCTGGATATCACTTTAGAGACGTGGCGAGTGTATCGCTCCAGAGAAGACTTATCTGAAGTCACTACGCGAGCAGAGCAAGTTATCTATGACCAGAAGTTCTCTGGCGCTGCGGCTGACCTGCTTAACGCCAATATCATCGCCCGCGACCTTGGGCTGAAAGAGCAATCGCAAGTCGAAGACGTGACACCTGATAAGGGAGATCGTGATAAGCGACGCTCTCGCATTAAGGAGTTACTGAGCCGTGGTGGAAGAAGCGATTCTTGATGACATGTCAGAAGAAGAGCAAATCGAGTTGCTTGAGCTTCTGGAGGCCGAAGAGCAGTACAGCAAGACACACGCTCTCTACGAGTTTGTGCCCTACACGAAGCAAAGAGAGTTCATTGATGCAGGCAGCGGGTATACAGAACGCTGCTTCATGGCCGGAAACCAGCTAGGCAAATCATTCACTGGTGGCGCAGAGGTTGCATTCCACCTGACCGGAAGGTACCCCGGCACCAAAGGCTATCCTCAGGATGCAGCCTGGCAGGGCGAGTGGGGTGGCAAACGCTTCGACTCCCCTGTTGTTTTCTGGGTAGGTGGCGAGACAAACGAAACCATCACCAAGACTACGCAGCGCATCCTGTGTGGTCGTATTGAAGAGAACGACGGCCCCGGATACGGCGCACTGCCTAAAGAAGACATCATCAGCTGGAAGAAGTCTCCGTTCGGGCCAAACCTTGTCGATCACATTCTTATTCGTCATCACAATGAGGATGGCGTAGAGGATGGCATGTCCATCTGCTACTTCAAGCCATACTCGCAAGGCCGTCAGCGCTGGCAGGGTGACACCATTCACGGCGTCTGGTTCGATGAGGAGCCACCTTACAGCATCTACGCTGAGGGCCTGACTCGTACGAACAAATACGGCCAGTTCTCGATTCTGACGTTCACACCGCTGATGGGCATGTCAGATGTCGTCATTAAGTTTCTGAAGAACCCCAGCAAAGCTCAGAAGGTAGTCAACATGACTATCTATGACGCCGACCATTACACGGAAGAGCAGAAAGAGCGGATCATCGCTTCATACCCTGAGCATGAGCGAGAGGCCCGAGCGCGCGGAATCCCAACCATGGGTAGTGGTCGCATATTCCAGATACCCGAAGAGACCATTAAGTGCCAGCCGTTCGAATGCCCGGAACACTTCTACGTCATCAACGCAATGGACTTCGGATGGGACCACCCACAGGCTCAGATACAACTCTGGTGGGATAAAGACGCCGATAAGATTTATATCGCTCAAGTCTGGAAGGCGGCGGAGAAGACTGCTGTCCAGGCATGGGGCGCTGTTAAAGCATGGAACAAAGGCATCCCCTGCGCATGGCCACATGATGGTCATCAGCATGAGAAAGGCGGAGGCGAGCAGCTTAAAGGGCAGTATGCAGATGCAGGTTTCATGATGCTGCCTGAGCATGCGACATGGCCTGATGGAGGTAACGCAGTAGAGCCTGGCCTAATCGAGATGCGTGACATGATGCTGGACGGACGATTTCAGGTATTCAACACCTGCGAGCCCTTCTTTGATGAGTTCCGCCTCTATCACCGCGATGAAAACGGCAAGATAGTCAAGCTCAACGATGACGTGTTATCAGCCGTCCGTTACGCCTACATGATGCGCAGGTACGCAAGATTGATGCGTGACATCAAGAAGCCCAAAGAGAAGAAATTACCGGCGCCAATTCGCCCAATTCCCCGGAGAAAATAATGGCCGACAATAACGAAAAATTGCAGACCATTCTCAGGAAGTTCGACCGGGACTGGACAGCAAGCGATGAGGCCAGAACTGAAGCAACCAACGATCTGTTCTTCAGCCGCATCAGCCAGTGGGATGACTGGCTAAACGAATACACCACACTGCAGTATCGCGGTCAGTTCGACGTGGTGCGCCCGGTAGTCCGCAAGCTGGTCGCAGAGATGCGCCAGAACCCTGTCGATGTGTTGTTCAAGCCGAAAGATGGCGCTGACCCTAACGCGGCCGACATCCTGATGGGCATGTATCGCACAGACATGCGGCACAACACCGCGAAGATTTCCGTCAACGTGGCAGTGCGTGAGCAGATTGAAGCGGGTGTTGGTGCGTGGCGTCTGGTGACTGACTATGAAGACCAGGACCCGACGAGCAACAATCAGGTTATTCGCCGCGTTCCCATTCATGAGGCATGCACTCACGTTGTGTGGGATGCCAACGCCAAGCAGATGGACAAGAGCGACGCTAAGCACTGCACAGTTATCAGCGCCATGAGCAAAGACGGCTGGGAAGCGTTTGCTGAAGAGCATGACCTCGATGAGGAGGATTTGCCTGACTTCCAGTCGCCATCCTCTAACTGGGCGTTCCCGTGGTCTACCAACGATGTTTACTACATCGCTGAGTATTACGAGGTTGAAGAGAAGAAAGAGACGGTATTCATCTATCAGGACCCAATGACAGGTGAGCCGGTCAGCTACTTCAAGCGCGACATTAAAGACGTCATTGATGAACTGGCAGACAAGGGCATGGAGAAGATTGGCGAGCGCAAGGTAACGCGCCGCCGTGTCTACAAAAGCCTCCTGACCAACACGATGATTCTGAAAGACCGCGAACTGATTGCCGGTGAGCACATCCCGATCGTGCCCGTGTTCGGAGAATGGTCATTTGCTGGCGACAAAGAAGTGTATGAAGGCGTTGTCAGGCTGACGAAAGACGGTCAGCGCCTGCGCAACATGATCATGTCCTTCAATGCCGATATTGTTGCCCGCTCACCGAAAAAGAAACCGTTCTTTCATCCTGAGCAGATTGCTGGTTATGAGCACATGTACAGCGGGACGGATGATTACCCCTACTACCTGCTGAACAAGACCGATGAGAACGGTGGAGATATGCCTCCCCAGCCTCTCGGCTACTACGAAAACCCCGAGGTTCCACAAGCCAACGCCTACATGCTGGAAGCAGCTACCGGCGCGGTGAAGGAAGTGGCAACACTCGGAGTGGACGCAGAAGCAGCGGGCGGACAGGTGGCGTTCGATACCGTCAACCAACTGAACATGCGCGCTGACCTTGAGACATACGTGTTTCAGGATAACCTGGCTACAGCAATGCGCCGTGACGGGGAGATTTACGCGGCGATGGTCAATGACATCTACGACGTGCCACGCAACGTCTCAATGACGCTGGAAGATGGTAGCGAGAAAGAGGTTCAGCTGCTTTCTCAGGTCATGGACTTCCAGGCCGGCAAGGTAGTGACACTGAACGATATCCGAGGCCGGTATGAGACCTATACCGATGTCGGCCCATCGTTCCAGTCGATGAAGAATCAGAACCGCTCCGAGCTTCTCGACCTGCTTTCGAAGGTTCCGCCAGGCACGCCTGAATATCAGATGCTCCTGCTTCAGTACTTCACGCTGCTTGATGGTAAAGGTGTGGAGATGATGCGTGAGTACGCCAACCGGCAACTGGTCACGATGGGTCTCAAGAAACCAGAGACGCCAGAAGAGCAGCAATGGGTGGCAGAGGCACAGCAGCAGCAACAGAACACGCCAGACCCGGCAATGGTTCAGGCGCAGGGCGTTTATCTGCAGGGTCAGGCTGACCTGATGAAAGCGCAGAATGACCAGCAGTCACTCACCATTGAGGCCGCTAAGGTCGACGCTACCAGCCAGCTCAACGCGGCGAAGATAGCAGAAATCTTCAACGGCATGGACCTCGACAAGCAGAAGGCATTCCGTGAATACCTCGAGCTTATGGGTCACTTCCAGAAACAAACCAGTGATGACAGTCGCGCAAATGCAGAGCTCCTGCTGAAAGGTTCGGGGCAACAACATTCGCAGCGAATGGATATGACTAACTTCCTGCAATCGCAGAGACAAAATTCACCTTCCGCCAATCCCGGCGAGATTCCTCGAACCATGTGAGAGAGTTAAACAACATGAGCGATACCACCGAAATTCAGAACACTGAAGAACAAACCCTGCCCGGCGATCACACTGCGGCATCAGTTGAGAGTCAGGTTGACGGCAATGCCACCGGCACCGAAGGGCAGGATGAGGGCTTTGACATTGTCCTGAATGACGATGAGAACAAGCCGAAGCAGGACCACGAAACAAACGCGAAGTTTGCTGCTCGTCGCCTGGCACGTAAGCGCCAGCGTGAACTTGAACAGCAGATGGAGGCGGTGAGTCGTGGTGAGCTTCCGGAAACCCTGCGGGTTAATCCTGATTTACCCAAGCAGCCGGACGTGAATGAGTTCCTGTCAGACGATGCTTTGGCAAAGTATGACTACGACACCAGTCGCGCACTGGCTGCTTTTAACGCTGCCAACACAGACTGGCTGATTAAGGCTCAGGACGCACGCAGCAATGCGGTAGCTGAGCAGGGGCGCAAGACGCAGGATTACACCCGCAACTCCACTCAGGTTGTCGAGGCGGCGCGCAAGCACTATGACGCCGCAGAGAAACTGAACCTTAGCGACTATCAGGAAACTGAAGAGGCTTTCAATGCGCTGGTGCCACCGGGTACTGACGTGGAGATTATGAACCTCTTCCCTGAGAAGTCGGCTGCGATCATCTACCACCTGGGTAAAAACCCGGAGAAGACCCGACAAATCCTGAGCATGAACTCACAGCAGGCGCTGATTGAAATCACGCGCCTCTCAGATCGTTTAACTCTCAAGCCCCGCGGTAAGCAGGTGTCAGCAGCCCCACCGGTCGATGAGCCGATTCAGGGCAGTGTTGGCTCGGCCAATGTGTCTGCTCTTCAGAAGAAGATGGATGAAGCCGCACGACGTGGTGATACAGCGACATATCGCAAACTTAAAGAACAGATTAAAGGAATCCGCTAATGGCACTTAACGAAGGTCAGATGGTAACTCTCGCAGTAGACGAAGTTATCGAAACAATGCAGAACATCATGCCGATGGTTATGAAGGTGGATAAGTACACTCCGCCAGGCCGCGAAATGCAGCGCGGTGATAACACCATCTGGATGCCCGTAGAACAGGAAGCACCGACTCAGCGCGGCTGGGACCTGACCGACAAAGAAACCGACCTGCTCGAACTGAACGTGAAGGTCACTCTTGATGAGCCGGATAACGACTTCTTCGACATTCGCGCCGATGATGTGCGTGACGAGTCAACCTACCGCCGCCGCATTGCCGCCTCCGCTAAAAAGCTGGCGAACAACGTGGAAGCGGAGATTGCCCGTACCGCTGCTGAGATGGGTTCGCTGGTTGTGACCAGCACCGGCCCGGTCGGCAGCGCTAACACCGGCTGGGACTTCATCTCTGAAGCTGAATCGCTGATGTTCTCACGCGAGCTGAATCGCGATGCAGGCCTGTCATTCTTCTTCAACGCCAACGATTATCGCGGCGCCGGGCGTGACCTGGCTGGCAAAGACTTCTACGGCCGCATTCAGGATGACGCTTACACCAAAGGCGTGATTCAGAAGCAGGTTGCAGGCTTCAACGACGTGCTGCGTTCGCCAAAACTGCCGACTCTGGTTAAGTCTGATGCGACCGGCGTTACTGTCAGTGGCGCGCAGAAGTTCAAGCCTCAGTCATGGCGTCTGAACGAAGACAACAGCCGTGAAAACGTGGATAACCGCTTTGCGACCGTCAACGTCAGCTCCGGCACCGGCTTCAAGCGCGGCGACAAGATTTCGTTCGCAGGCGTTAAGTTCCTCGCGCAGATGGCGAAAAACGTGCTGGTTCAGGATGCGACTTTCTCTGTCGTGGCTGTGAACGGCAACGCCATCACTATCACTCCGAAGCCTGTTGCGCTGGATGATACCAGCCTGACTGCTGCAGAGCGTGCGTATGCCAACGTCAACACGTCACTGGCTGCCGGAGCGGCTATCAATGTGCTGAACACTGATACCGTGGCAACCAACGTGTTTTGGGCTGATGACTCTATCCGCCTGGTATCGCAGCCAATTCCGCTGAACCACTCGCTGTTTGCTGGCATGAAGTCTGAAGCGTTCTCCATCCCGGGCACCGGCCTGAATGGGGTCATCGCCTTCCAGGGTGACATCAGCACACTGAGCGGCAAGTGCCGTATTGCACTGTGGTACAAGTCCACCGCCGTGCGTCCGGAAGCAATCGGTGTTGGCCTGGCGAATCAGGATGTAGCAACCGCCGTAGAAGGCTGATGATAAGGGGCTTCGGCCCCTTTTTTACTGGAGAAGATCATGAGCGTAATGCTTTATAAGTCAGGCCGCGGCACCAAGGTGTGGGGCAAAGAACTGCAATCAAAAGTAGTTAGCGATGATGATGTTGAAGAATTGCTTGCAGATGGCTGGTATGAGCATCCCGGCGACGTACCTGAAGAAGCAGGAGCCGATGAAGATACCGGCGTAGATGTTAATACTAATACCACAGAAGACATGGGTGAAGTATCTGATGGATATCACACCTTCAACGAACTCTATGCGCATCGTGTTCGTCTTTTCTCTACCCTGATGAATGCATTCCCTAAGCAGGCGTGGTGGAGCTTTCAGCATCATGATGGTGAGCAGTGGGAAGGGTGGGTTCTGGCTGGAATCGACACTCCTGAAGGCGCGGTAACGTACCATCTGCCAGAGAGCGAAATCGAAAACCTTCCGCAGGGAACGGAGATCGAGTTTGGCAAAGAGTGGGATGGTCACACTGCTGATGATGTTCTGTCTCGCCTGTTGAGTATCCGCCCAGAAGCAAAAAAGAAGGGTGGACGCAAGCCTGATCCAAAGCCAGGCGCTGAACCTCATGCAGAGGTAAATGATGAACCTGACAACGAAAGCTGATCTGGTTAACGCCGCGCTGCGTAAGCTCGGCATAGCCTCAGACGCAACCGTAACCGATGTTGAGCCTCAGTCCACTCAGGATGCCGTAACTGACCTTGAGATGATGATGGCCGAGTGGTACCAGGACGGGGCGGGTATTGATACCGGATACATCTTCACCGCCACCGAGGAAGGGCCTCAGGCTGGAGACCTGCACGGGATGAAGCCTCAGGCCATCAGTGCTGTTGTTTATAACCTCGCGGTGCGCATCTCCTCCGACTACGCAATCGAGCCGGTCAGTAAAATCATAATGTCTGCCAGAAATGGCAAAGAACTTCTCTACAAAAACTCAGCCCTGAAGCGAGCTGGTAAAGCCGGTCGCCTTGCATACCCTAACCGCATGCCTGTTGGTTCGGGGAATATTGGCTTAGGCCGCAACGGGTTTAACTATTTCTACAGACGGGAATCCGACGATGCCGACGACTCAATTGCCATTGATGAAGGGGCTGGGGAAGGATAAAGGCAGCGCGGATTATATTGACCTGTTGCCGGTAAACTTTCTGGCAACGCCCAAAGAGGTGCTGGGCGCAAGCGGATATATGCGCTCATTCCCCGGCCTGACAAAGAGCCTCGACGTAAACGGCACATCACGTGGGGTGCAATATAACTCTGCTCAGAATGGCGTTTATCGCGTTCTGGGTAAGGGTCTCTACCTGTCCGGCAGATATATTGGTGAGGTTGATGGTGAGGAGAGGGTCAGCCTTGCATACAGTGATATCAGTCAGGCTGTATGCTCGATTGGCAGCATGAAAATATTCCGTTATGACGGTGGTGAGAAATACCTCACTAACTGGGATGGTGCGACGGGGTATGCGCAGTATGACATCGGTGCGGTGCGTGACATTTGCAGGGCGCGCGGACGGTTTGCCTGGGCTAAAGACCGCTCAGATACATTCGGCGTAACTGACCTTGAGGATGAGTCCCATCCTGACCGCTACCGGGCGCTGTATCGTGCTGAATCACAGCCCGATGGCATCATCGGTATAGCAGCATGGCGTGACTTTATCGTGTGCTTCGGCAGCACCACGATTGAATATTTCTCCCTGACCGGCTCATCGGACGTCAATTCGGCCATTTACATCTCTCAGCCGTCGCTGATGGTCACCAAAGGCATTGCAGGCACCCACTGCAAAGTCGGGTTTGCTGACAGCTTTGCCTTCATCAGTCACCCGGCAACCGGATCGCCTTCTGTCTACGTCATCGACTCTGGCCGTACAGTGCCGATTGCCACGGCGCAGATTGAAAAAATTCTCCGTAGCTATTCGGCAACTGAGCTGTCTACCGGCGTGCTGGAAACGGTGAGGTTCGACGCTCATGAGTTGTTGCTTGTTCATCTCCCCCGGCATGTCCTGTGTTACGACGCGTCAGCCTCCGTAAATGGCCCTCAGTGGACCCTGCTTAAAAGTGGGATAGCCGACGATGCACACCGCGCCATTGATTACATGTACGAGGGTAATGAGATCGGCGTTGGCGACAAGACGGAAGCCGTTACCGGCACGCTCTCCTTCGAGGTGACATCGCAGTACGGCAAGGCAGTGGAGCACCTGCTCTATACGCCAATGTTCAAAGCAGATAACGCGCGAATATTCGATTTCGAACTGGAGTCATCTACCGGTATCGCTCAGATTGCGCACCGGCTTTTTCTGTCGGCTACTGCTGATGGTGTGGTGTATGGCAAAGAGCAGTTAGTTGAGGCTAACAAGCCGTTTGCGTATGACCGCAGAGTGCTGTGGCGGCGCATAGGGCGCATCAGAAAGAGTATCGGATTCAAGGTGAGGATTATCACTACCTCGCCTGTAACGCTATCAGGCGCATCAGTAAGGGTGGAGTAATGGCTAATCCGGATTTATTAAAACCCGTCAGCTATCAGGCGGCGAGGCTGGACGCTACGGTTCTCCCTCCGGGGTTCAGTCAGGCTTTCACCCTTTACCTGTTGCAGCAAAACCAAAGTGGTTCAGGCGTTGCCGAAAAGGCCAACCAGGCAGCAGAGGGTGCGTATCAGGCTCAGTTAACAAATGATGAGCAGGGCCAGCAGATTGGCGCCCTGGATGTTCGGTTATCGGCGAGTGAGCAGGGTATTCAGTCTCTTGGTGGGCGAGTTGACAGTGCTGAAAGCGCTATCGGCACCATCCAGAATAACTATGTTTCAAAATCTGTAACCACTCAGCAGACAATTCAGTCTCCACTCAGTGTCACCACCTCACTATCGGTGGGCGGGATCAAGGTTGTGGGTGCGCGAGTTACCGGGTTCCCCGACCTGGGCGGAACCGGTTATTACGGAACCTTTAACGCCGACCTGACGCAAAGCATCAGTTCAACCTACGTTCAGGCAGAGTCGCAGGCTCTGGCAACTCAGATACAGACAGCGCGTCGCAGGATAAAGGCTCTCGAAGATGCACTGAAAGCTCACGGGTTAATCAGCATATGAACGAGATATCAGCGCAGGCAGGCTCAGAGCTCATGCGCAGGTGGGGCGTTGATGGCTGGGAAGACCCGGGCGCGATGTATGTTACCTGGGATAACTCGTGCGTGTTTGCACTGGTCCAGCAGGATGGGTTCGTGGACATTCACATGGCTATGGATGCAAACCGGCTTCGTGAGTGCCGGGCGGCTGGCGCAGCAATTCTCAGCCTGATAGGCCATCTCACTCTCCGGGCGGTCATCCTCCCCGACAGGCCAAGGGTCTGCAACTATGCCGCGAGGATGGGCTTCACCGATAAAACAACCGAGCGCCTTAAAACCATAGACGGGAGCGAAAGCTCCTTTTTTGTTATGTGGCGAAAGCCAGGAGAATACAATGGGCGGAGCAATTAGTGGTTCAGGCGCAGCAGTAAGTAGCGTCATCGGCGGCATCGGCGCGAGAAAGGCAGCGAAGCAGCAGCAGAAATATCAAGACAAGGCGATGAACCAGACCCGTGAGGGTTATGAGAACGCCGTAAACTGGGTCTCTCCCTACGAGAAAGCAGGTCAGTCAGCACTGGTCGGACTGCAGTCAACGGCTGGCGTGCCAATCGACCGTAATCAGCTTCTCTCTGACTATTTCGTGAGCCCCGAGTATCAGCAACTTGCTAATCAGGCGCGCTATCAGTCCCTCGCCGCATCTGAGGCAACCGGAGGCCTTGGTAGCACGGTTCAGTCAAACCAGCTCGGCGCGATTGCGCCCATGCTCGGGCAGAACTACCTCAACGATATGACCAACCAGCAGCAAACGATGTACTCCCAGCTAATGAGCCTGTCAGGCTTGGGGGCGGAGTCTGCTAACGCGCTGGGCAACTATGCGATCGGGCAGGGGAATACGATGGCGGGCATGTATCAGCAGAAAGGTCAGATTATGGCTGGAAAGGCTGCGCTGCCATATCAGGTGGCAGCGAGTGCGAATTCAAGCATGGCTAATGGTGCGGCTCAGGATGCCAACTCATTTACCAGCATGTTTGGCGGAATGATGGGAGGTTCGTTCTGATGGCTCAATTCGGAGGTATCGGCGGACTCGGTGCGCCGATTAACTACTACAACATGATCCCCGACTTCCGTGGCGAAGCTTTGCAGGAAACGCAGAACCAGCTTGGCCAGGCGCAACTTCAGCAGTATGCCGCCCAACAGCAGCAGCAACAGGCTGCCGCCGCACAGCAGCAGGCATTCCAGGCAGAGCTGCCATCTGCGATTAATGACCCAGCTAAACTTCAGGCGCTGGCCGTTAAGTACCCAACGCAGATCGGCGCTATCAGAGACCAGTTGCAGTTCAAAGACGCACAGGATGTGTCAGCAGTAAGCTCAGCAACATCTGACCTTCAGGCCGCCGCGCAGGCGGGTCCGGAGGCAGTAGCGCAGGCGCTGGTACGGCATGCTGGCACAGTGCAGCAGAAAGGCGCAACACCTCAGCAGCTGATGCAGATGTATGTGACTGACCCTGCGCAATTCAGTAACTTCATCAGTACCGTGAAGCTTGGCGCGCTGAGTGCCAAAGACCAGTTTGGTGTGCAGAACGACCAGCAGAAAAACGCGCTTACCCAGCGTGGGCAGGACCTGTCAGCAGAGACTGCACGCCGTGGTCAGGACATCACTGTTCGCGGGCAGAATATTTCAGCTCAGAACTCTGCATTTGACCGACAGATTCGCATGGCTGAGTTGCAGGACAAAGGGCTTGACCGGCAGATTGCCCGTGAAACCAACCTGGCCAGGCTTAGCGACCTGCAGCAGAAGCAAGCCGAGGCACAACAAAAGGCGGCGGACGCAAAGCAGGCGAAGGTGCAGCAGGCTCAGCAGACGTACGACACGTTCAATACAGCGCTCGGCACGATTGCAGAGCTGAAGGCATCGCCCGGCCTTGGTAAGGCTGTGGGCCTTAGTTCAGCGTTTCCCACAATACCCGGTTCTGATGCGGCCAACTTCGAGGCGACGCTGGATACCTTCAAGGCTCAGACATTCCTGCCAATGGTGCAGTCAATGAAAGGCATGGGCGCATTGTCGGATGCAGAAGGCAAGAAGCTTACCGATGCGGTAGGTGCGCTAAGTCCAAAAATGAGCGAGTCGGAGTTTAACCGCTCTCTGAATCGTATTGAAGGTCAGTTAAGAAGCAAACTGGCAACGGCGCAGAAAATATATGGCGTACCGGTTCAAAGCACACAGCCACAGGCTCCTGCAGCGCAGGGCGGCGGGTATTCAAACTTATGGGGTGATTAATGGCTAAGGCATGGAAAGAGGTGATCGCGACACCCCAGTATCAGGCGCTATCACCAGACCAGAAAGCAGCCGCACAGAATCAGTACTTCGACGAAGTTGTGGCACCTAAAGCTGGACCGCAGGCTGATGTCGCTCGCCAGCAGTTCTTTACCGCTTATCCGCCAGTATCCAGCACGCAGCAATCTCAGCCCGTGCAGCCACAGAATCAGCCAGGAAGCCCCATTGAAGAAGCCGGTAAGGGCCTGCTGCAGGCTGGCGTGAACGTTGCCAATATCCCGGCAGAAGTCATGGATGCATTCAAAAGCGCTGGCTCATGGGCTGCCGGCAAGCTCGGATTGGGCGACGGTACATATCAGCCAACGCAGCGTGTTGAGCTGCCACAGAACCTTCAGCCGCAGGATGAGTACGCCAAAATTGGCGCAGAGATTGGCCCTTACCTGATTCCCGGCGTTGGGGCAGAGAGAACAGCCGCAGCTCTCGGCAGCGTGGCGGGTGCAGGCAGGGGCGAACGGCTGGCCACGCAGGCATCTAACATGCTGGCAGAAAACGTACCGGGCGTGCTGGCGCAGAACAGCGACCAGAATGATGCTGGCTCTCTGGCAGGCGATCTGGCGCTGGGCGCTGCAGGCAGTGTGGCGGGCAGGGCTTTGGTGGCAGGGGGAGGCGCTGCCGTACGCGGTGTACGAAATCTCCTTGGCCGCGAGGCTGCTGAAGCAGCACCTGCCGCAACGCAACCACTTACGCAAGCTGCGGCAACCCCTGAAGTTCAGAGCGCTCAGATGGCACCTGAATATGCCAGGGCGGCGCAGTCTGGCAAAGAGGGGCGCATTGCTCAGGTAGTTAATGACATCCAGCCAGACCAGAAAGTTGTCGAGGCAATGCGGCGGCTCGACATCAATCCGGATGACATGCTGGAAGCCTACACGTCAGGAAATGACGCTTTTAAGGCCGTGCAGATTGGCCTTGCCTCACAAGATGAGTCAGCACTGGCAGCCGTGCGTCGTGATAGTCTGAGCCGCATCTCTCAACGCGCTGCGAAGATTATCGACGACGCTGGCGCAATGCCTGACCGGCTCGCTATGGATGACGCATTCAAGGCTCGGTTCAATACAGCACGGGAAGGGCTGAAGTCGCAGGAGGAGCAACTCTACAAGCCTGTGCAGGATGCTATTCCGCCGCGCCAGCCGGTAGATGCAGAAAACACCCGCGCCTACCTTGATGGACTTGCTGATGACCTCAATGGCGCACAGCATCTGTCACCAATCGAAAAGCGCATCTATGAATCAATATCGCCTACAAGTGACAAGGGCGGCGAAATGACTTATGCCCGCCTCAATCAGGCGAGGAGCATTGTTGGTGCGGAACTTCGTAAGTCAGGAACGCCTTTCGGCAGCGCTGAAGAAAGGAATCTGGCTCAGCTCTACAGTCAGCTATCAAACGATCGTGATGCTGTCGCTAAAGCGGCTGGATTTGGCGACCAGATAAAGCTGGCTAACGCCGTTACAGCCCAGCGCAAGATGATGGAAGAGAACGTTTATAGCCTGCTTGGCAAGGATTTGAGCGGTAACGTTACAGTAAAGGCTCAGGGAGCGCTGAACGGGCTGCAAAGCGGCGATACGAAGGGATTTACGCAGCTGATGCGTACAGTTCCAGATAAGGATACTCGCGCTCAACTGGTGGCTACGGGCCTCAGGGATATGTTCAGGAAGGGATCGCGAAACGAGGTGGATAACAACATCAACGGATTCGTTAATTTCTACGCTGACCTGAAGAGAAAGGGCACTGACAGGCTACTGCACAAAGAGCTCCCACCTCAGACCGTGCGTGAGCTTGAGGACTTTTACACGCTCGCCCGCAATGTGACTTCTGCAAACCGTTACTACCTGGCGACAGGGAAGCTCAATTCTTTCCTGGAGAAATTTGATAAGCCCGGTGGATTCCTCGACAAACTTGCGACGCACGGAAAAATGGCGACGATCGCAACGGTGCTCGGACACGTCCCTGTAGCAGGTCCGGTGCTGAACACAGCTATCGCTGCTCAGATGGGCGCAAGGGCAGCAACTCAGCGCTCTGGTGCGTCAGCGGTGCAGGAAATGATGGGCAGCTCAACATTCAAGAATCTGACAGCGGCCGCCCGCAACAAACCGGGTACCGCAGCGCAGGCGAAGATTATTGCTGATGCAGAGAAGAAAATAGGCTCGACTAAAGCATGGAAGGAGTTCTTCCGCACGCTGCCAAAGACTGAGAAGCAGAAGATTGCGAGGGTAGGAATTATCGGCTGGCTTAGCGGCGACGAAGATAGCGACGACACCAGTCAGCAACTGAAAGCAGTATCCCAATAGCAATGCAGGCGCAGATGAAGCACAGGACGATGCTCACTGCGCTTATTTTTTGCGGGTGAAGGAAATCTAATCCCGCGGCAACAACGAGCCAGCATAAGCATAAGGCGACCGAATATGTCAGGCCGCTTAGCTTCCCTTTGCTGATCGCAATCCAGTTTATAAACCTTCGAATTCCTTTGATCACCATCAGTAGCGCAACGATGCCTGCCAGCCAATACAGCAGGGGCGGCCACATGCGCGCCGCTATCACCACCATCATCACTGCAACTGTCATCTGAATAACTGGGTGCATAAAAACTCCTTTTAAATAAACATAGCCATCACGGAGCAAACCAATGGCAGATATCAAAGCCAACGTTGTTATATCAATGCCGGCTCAGCTTTTCACAGCATCCCGCGCCCTTAAGGCTCTGGCTAACGGAACGGTATATATCGGCAGGCCGGATACTGACCCGACATTGCCTGAGAACCAGATTCAGGTATACGTTGAGCAGGAAGACGGCTCTGTTATTGCGGTGCCTCAGCCCGTCATGATTAATGCTGGCGGCTTTCCTGTATATAACGGCAGCATTGCAAAGTTTGTCACTGTAGAAAACCACGCTATGTCTGTTTATGACAGCTTTGGCGTCTTGCAATTTTATTTCCCAAATGTTCTGAAATATGCTCCAGACCAGCTGCGTCAGGAATTGAGTTCCAGCGCAGGCGGCTCGATGATTGGCCTCAGCGATGGCTTAACGCTTCAACAGTTTGCAGACCGGGCTGGATTTCGCCTTTATTACGTGACGCCTGAGGAGTTTGGTGCGAAAGGCGATGGTGTTACTGACGACCGCGTGGCGATTAATAGCGCGATCGCCGTGGGACTCCCTGTTAAGTTGAGCAAATTCTATAACGTTTCATCTGGCTCTATTAACATCCTGACCGGCACCCGCCTTTATTCAGATGGCGCCCGCGTCAAGAGTAACTCCACCACCGCGGCGTTTATCTATGCGTTCAACGTAGACGACTGGAGTGTAGAAGGCCGACTGACACTGATCGGTACCGGTACTACAACAGACCAGGGGCAGAACGGATTCCTCGAAAGTGGCTGCCAGAATTACCGTGTCGAAAATGTCACGGCATCCGGCATCTCAGGGCGCGGCTTCTATCAGCCTTCTAACGGCACATGGGAAGCTCCTCGCGGCAATAAAGGGGTGTGGACCAACTGCTCATCCTACTTCAGCTACTGTGGTCGTGAGGACGTTGCCGCATCAATTAGCACTAACCTTGTTGGTGAGTTCACGACCTGGGTTAACTTCAAGGCGTCTGGCTGTAATATCGGCTCCCGCACATCAGCTGGCAACTGCCAGTTCATCGGGGGCATGCTGGTAGATAACCAGGAAGGTTTCACCAGCCCGGAAGTTGGCACGAATACGACCCATGGGCAGGCAGTAGGGATGACGATCGCCCATAACGCCGTTTATAACGTGAACATGGTCGCACAGACGGCTGGGTTCACTTTCAGTGGCTGCAGCATCTACGGTGACACACCAACTGCAGGAGCAGTCAGGCTTGACCGTTGCCGCGGCGTTAAGTTTGTGGGCGGCAATTTCGAGGCAAGCATTTATAACGATGGACCCGGCACCAACTTTGTCGTGGGTTGCTACAACAACAATAACTTTGCGTTTTTCCGTTCAGGTGGAAACCCGGAAGGCATCGTTATTACCGACCTGTACGATCAGAGCGGTTACTCTTCCCGTAACGACGTCTTCTACGCTCACTCTGAAGCAACGTTCCAGGGCAACACATTAATCAGCTACCTCAATACCAACTTTGCCGGGCGTATGGCCTTTAACTTCTCAGCACGCGACCCGCAGAAAACCATGGACGTAACCAACTCGGCAACCATGGGATACAAGTACTGCCGCATCTCTGGCAGGGTGGCGGTGAGCACAAAGATTCATGTCACTGGCATGACCTCTGGTGCGACGATATACCTGACTGTCGTAAGGGTGAGGGCTGGCGTGGCAAATGAGGACGTGGTGTATCAGACTATCCCGACATACAGCACAACGGCGGCTGCGGGCTGTCTTAACTCGGAAGTGAACGTTGTTGCCGGTGATGCGCTATTCATGAAGATAACGCTATCAACCGGCGATGGAACCATTACGGCGAGCAGGACGGAGTTTGCGTCACACTACATCGGTGGTGCAGGCTAAACAAAACAGACGGTGGCGGGGCGCAGAGGTTTACTTGCTTTTGCGCTCCATGTGCCAGTC